TTCCGCCATTCAACTAAAAAGGATTAGACTGGCGCTGAAAGACGCGCCTACCGAATAGGAGTGCACTTCTGCTCTGTAGGAGATTCCGTAGGAATTCTCCATTAGATTCCTTTTAAGTTCTGCCCTGTAGGAGCGATCCTCATCTCCATTAAATTCCTTTTAACTTCAACATAATGTATTATGACATTACGATATTGTGATATTAAGACATTATGATATTGTTACATTACGACATTGCGATATTAGGATATAGTGCTATTGTGACATTAAGACATTGCGATATTAAGACATTAAGACATTGCGACAT